GCGGTGGTCTCAATATCAAGAGTTACCAGTTTGATCTGACTGATATCAAACTTGATCTCATCCTCAGGATACTTCTCTGAGATGTATTGATAGATGTATCTATCATTGCCATAGATGGGAAATCCATCAACCTCATCATATTTCTTGTAGAATTCACGACAATCTCTGACGGTGCCAGGATTGATTTCCTCTACTACTTCTCCACTTAATGTTCTAAACTTGGTGTTCTTCTTTGATTTTACATAGAGAGTCGGATAAAACTCGTCTCTAAATTCATACCTCTTACCATTATCAACGCCACGAACAAGAACTTGATTTCCAATTAGTTGAACATTAGTGTAGAACTTCATTCCTTAGTCATTTCCTCATATTTTTCAAGTAAAGTTGGCATAGGATCCGCAAGTGTAAGGATCTTGTCCGAACTCATCATAAATTCGTCTTGTCTAGACAGTTTAAGCAAAAAAGGAGAGAGTGTATACTTATTTTCATACTCTGCAACTTCAAAGGGGCGAATCAATCTACAATCTGGTTCACCAATGTCTGCTCCAACTTCTTCAATCTCACTGATCAGTGTCTGATTGTTCGTCAGAAGAATCACCTTGATTATCTTGCTCATTTTTTAGAACTCCTTTTTCGTACATTTCTTTGAGTTGAGGGATTGGTTCCACCATCGTAACCAACCAGTCTGAAGGGATGGGGATACGAGGGTCATTAGACAGCGGCATCCATGGTGTCAACTGCAATTGACAGGGTTTTTTGACCTTATCAGGCGAATATTCCTTAGCAAGGACAGTGACAACACAAGGATTTTCAAAGAAATATCCCACAACACTATTATCAACGACCATTTCCTGAATGTCCGCGATAAGATCTTCTCCCGACTTCAAAAGAGCTAGTTTGACAGTCATAATAAATTTTTACCTCCTATGATTTTAGCAAGAAAAAAGAGGGGCGTCAACTGGATTGTGCCAGTTGCCCCTCTGCGGCGACGATATTCAATAGTATTTAGAACCACTCTTTCCTTCTATGTGCTTCAGGAATAACCTTACCAAGTGTTACGTTCAGTAACCCATCCTCAAAAGTAACTGATCTAACTTCCGTTTCATCACTGAGTGTCCAAGATCTGGTGAAAGATCTCTGAGCCATTCCTCTGTGGACGTAGGTTGTTTCGGTTTCTTCATCTCCCCTTTGCCCTTCGACAAAGAGTTTACCGTCTTGTGTGTAGACTTTGACATCTTTAGATTTGAATCCTGCAAGTGCAAGTTCAAGTCGATATTCTTCGCTGCTGACTTGAACTAAGTTGTACGGAGGATAGTTTGATGTTGTTTCAGTAAAGTTAAACAACCTATCAAAGTATTCGTCCATACCAATACTATTCTTATTTATTCGATCAAACAATGCAGGCAGGTCCGCAGCATGATACTTCATGAGGTTAGTCATTTTCTTTCTCCTTTGTAAGCGAGATTTGATTGTGTGGACCCTTTCGGCATCCGATATATTTATAGCATGGAATACAAAAAAGCGGGGTAGTGAACCCCGCACTTTTTTATTCGGTTTCTTGAGTCTTTCCTTTCTTACCGATATTATACTTCTGCTCTAGAATCCAATCTGACTTATCCTTGTATGCCAAAACCTTGATCTGATTCAGTGGTGCAATGTCTGCAACAGCATCAGGTTTTACAACAGTAATTAGTCCCCAGTCTGCAAGCAATCTTGCAATTCTATTGCGTCTCTGAACATCATTCACCGTCAAATTTGCGTGTTTGCCATCCAATGCAAACAACTCTTTAAAATGCACGATGAAATATCTTCCTTGCTTATGCAAGATGTGGCAGGATTGATAGAGTTTCTTTTCCTTTCGTGATGCTACACCGATACGAGTCAGAGTCTCACGAACTTTTAGAAAGTCATCAGGTTCATTGAGGATGATCTCCACCATCTGGTCCTGAGACCAATCTACAGTAGGTTCAACTGTGGTGCTCATTTTGCGCCTCCAATATCAAGTCGTTGTTTAATAAAGTTAATCTGTTCTTTAGTCAGAATTTTCAGAGCTTGTGATGCCTTCTCATTACTATAACCATAGTATTGTTTGACACTTTGTAGATCCGTGACTTTATCCTTACGGAGCCAGGGAGAGAATCTCTTTCTTTTCCTCAGACTATTTAGATAAAAAGAATATTGCATATCTTTATCTAAATGATGGTGCAAATTCATTTCATTTGCATACATCACACAGTCAAGATGTCCAGATAAACAACGATTGATGATATAAGGAGGATAAGAACTCATGTCCTCTGACAAATCTTCCTTTGTAAAGTTAATTGAGTTCAGCCAATCCTTCAATTCCATAATTATATAATAAAAGTTCTTTTCTGTCTTTTTGTTCGCGCATATATTCACCCACAGAGCGCATGGTATATGTCAGGTCGAACTCTCCCGCTCTCCATCCTTCAAACCTTTCTTTGACAAGCTGAGACGAATTGTAAGATATGAGTTGAGGACCAACAAACCGATCACAATCGGCAGCAAAATTATCGTGGTCGAATCCGTTATGCATACTCCCTTTCCGTCCATAAAGGTTGCTTCCAATGTCGTAGGGTGGGTCGAGGTATGTGAATACGGATTTATTGTCTGTAAGGAGTCGTTCATAACTAAGATTTGTAATACGCCAGTTTTCGATCAGTTGTGTGTATCCCTGTAGTTTTTCAATTCCTCGCATTGAGAAGTTGTTGTCAGATGCCTGCCTGCTAAAGGATGAGGACTCTGTGAGACCAGAAAAAGAGCACTTGTTAATAATGTAAAAACTACAAGCACGATATAAATTGGGTTGAGCATAATCGTTAACTATCTCTTTTGCCTCTAAAAATAATCCTTTTGCAGATGCAGGATCAGGATACCTAGACTTCAGTTCTTGAAGTCGTTTGTAGAGAGCATGACCATCATCTTGTAGGGTCTTCCAAAAATTGACCAATGGTTCATACAGATCATTGACCCAGATATCGAGATGTGGATACTTCTTTGTGATGTGAATCGCTACTGACCCTCCACCTAGAAAGGGTTCACGATACTCTTTGTAGTCACGCAAATCAGGAATGTAGGGATCCATCTTTGTACATGCGCGACTCTTACCGCCAGGGTAACGAAGAGGAGTTTTCAGAGACTTCATAGAAAATTAGGTCCGTCACCTTTATGAAGAAGCACTCCATCAACTTTATCCATCAGATCCAGAATACTTCCATGCATGAGGCGGTATCCATATCCAACATAAATTTGACCGAAGAATACTGTAAGCGCCATAAACGCCCAGAAGTAATAATAAAATTTTGATTTGATTTGATGTTGCTTTTTCCAGTTAGGATTTTTAGTCATAATTAAAGCACCAATTTTTTACTAGGAGTTTTTAGAACAGAAAACATTTCCTGATATTGATTTTCAATTTCTTCTTGAGTCTCAGACATGTAGACAATGTATTTCTTAGTAACCTCCAGTGATTCACCCTTTCCTTTCAAGAGAGGGGACCAGGGCGCAAATCCCATCTGACCATTGCCAGTAGGGACAGCAACAATGGGATTACAGATAACAATAGAGTCATCTTTTTCTTCAATCAGGTCTGCGACGACATCCTCGCCGGACCACATACGAATCAATTTTACGTTCATTTGAATTCACACTCCACCATAATTTCAGTTAGACAAGCAAGCATATTTATTTCTTGATCTGCAACGAATGCCATTTGATACTGATACTTAGCAATAACAAGCACAGCAGCAGGGACAGTAGCGTTTGTAAGGGATGTATAAAGAGCATCGTAAATACGACGAAGAAGTACCCCAGAATCATTATCCAGATTATCAACGACCCACTTACGGACCTGAGAGAAATCTTTGTCTTTGAGATTTTTAACCAAGTCATTTACTTTTACATCACCAAAACTTGCAAGAATACCACCATCAATCGTGCCACCGGAAGAATACCTTTGACACTCATTGAGAACACGACGCCAATCTGGGAAGTGTTTGTTGATGAGTTCTACCAGGACCTTGTTATCATATTCAATACCTTCCGTATCCAAGATGGTTCGGATTCTATTGAAGAATGATGCGGCAATTCCTTGACGTTCTTTTCCTTTGATTCCAAACTCAACGACGGCACATCTGGAGTGGAGGGGCTCAATAATTTTGTTTTTGTAGTTACAGGTGAAGATAAACCTGCAATTGCCACTAAACTCCTCAGTAAACGCCCGTAAGAGGAGTTGTACATCGTTGGTTGTGTTATCTGCTTCATCAATGATGATGACTTTGTGTCTACCAGTTGCTTGAAGCGATACGGTCGAAGCGAAGTTTTTCGCATTGTTTCTGACAGTATCGAGGAAACGTCCCTCATCGGATCCATTGATGACATAATAGTCAACTCCCAGTTCGTTACACAGTGCTTTTGCTACGGTTGTCTTACCACATCCTGCAGGACCTGCAAGAAGTAGATTAGGAACCTCTCCTTTATCTAGGAAGTCAAGAAACGTTTTTTTAATATTGTCAGGGAGTATACACTCTTCAATTTTCTTGGGTCGATATTTTTCAACCCAAAGGAACTCATCACGCATAATTTAGATACCAATCAATGGTTTTTTTCAATCCCTCTTCAAATGAATGTTGAGGGGAGAATGCAACTGTGCTTTTAATTTTAGCATTGTCAATTGCATATCGCAAGTCATGACCAGGACGATCATCAACGTATTCAATTAGATCTTCACTTGCTCCCATCAGTTTGATAATAGTTTTGACAAGATCAATGTTTTTGACTTCACATTCTCCACCAACATTATATTTTGACCCAACCTGTCCACCGAAGTAAACATCTAAGATCGCTCTACAATGGTCTTCAACATAAATCCAGTCACGAATATTTTCTCCTTTACCATAAACAGGGATTTTTTTACCTTGTTTGATATTAGAGATAGTTTTGGGGATTAGTTTTTCAACATGTTGTCTAGGTCCGTAATTGTTTGAGCAATTAGTAATAACCGTAGGCAAACCATATGTATTGTGATATGCCATAACGAAGTGATCACTGGAAGCCTTGGAAGCAGAATACGGATTCTGAGGATCATATGGAGTCTGCTCAGTAAAGGCAGGATCATCTAATTTCAAAGCACCATAGACTTCATCAGTTGAGATGTGATGAAATCCTTCAACTTCATGCTTTACTGAAGCATTTAGAAGATTGATTGTACCAATCACATTTGATGAAATAAATGGTGTGACATCTTTGATTGAATTGTCAACATGAGTCTCTGCAGCAAAGTGAAAGACACTCTTTGGTTTATACTTAGCGAATAGTTCATCTACTCGATTTTTCTCTGCAAGATCAACTCCTTTGACTTGATAGTCAAGTCCCTGAAGATTATCTGGATTTGCCGCGTATGTAAACATGTCTAAGATGATTACATTTTCAAGTCCCTTTGACTTCAGATAGTGACAAAAGTTACTTCCAATAAATCCTGCACCACCAGTAACAAAAATATTATCAGTCATTTTTTAATTCATACTTATCAAGAAGTTTTGGAGAGTATTGTTCAACAGATGCTACATCATTCTTTTTATCTCGTTTCTCTTTTTCCAAAGAATACACGCGATTCCTCAATTCAGTTGATGAATATTGGTGACGACGTTTATGGAAATGAAGTTCAATACCATTATCAATACAGTATTGCTTACCTGTAAATTCCTTATCTTTGTATTCCTCACTCAAAAATCTAATATTGATATTTTGAGTTTTGATCATGTTCAGCAAATCACCCTCAGTCTCATACACAAGAATTTCATCAACATACTTGCAACCTTGAACCTGAACATATCGTTCATACACAGATTGAGTTGGTTTGTTCTTGATGCCTGGTCGATCAATGGTGGGATCAACTTGAAGTGCAACAATCAGATAGTCACACAACTGCTTCTCCATTTTTAGCATAGTCACATGACCAGCATGAAACAAGTCAAAAGAACTACAATTAAATCCCACTTTCATTTTTTTCTACCCATTCACGAAATTGTTTTTTCCCCTCTTCAACTTTCCACCAAGGAGCATAGAGGGGACCTTGATAATCCCTCTTACCCGAAGGTGGAGTCTGGTTCGAGTGCGATGTAGTAAGTGAGGTCATGATTTTTACTTGTGAAACGAGAGAGAAGTTTTTGAGATACAACAACTTCATAAGTTCCAGGAAGAACTTTGATATTCTCTACCTTGAAGTTGAAACAGAAAGTGTTTTCAGTTTCTCCAACAACAATAGCAAAATCATTTGACGTGTCATTTTTCTTGTCACGCACAAGCAACTTAACAACACCTGCTTCACCAACAGCAGAAATGTCAGGGAGTTGATAGACAGCTGCTGCCTTGAGAAGTTTATCAAGTTGTTCAGTTCTGAGTTCAAAGCACACATCCTCACTAGGAAGATTGATTGCTTTCTCAGGAGGAGTGACAATTACATTCGGATCAGCAAAGAAATACTTTGACCTCATCTTGCCTTCACGAATGACAACGTAACCATCATTAGCAAAATCAAGTTCTGGTTTCTGATGAAGACTGAGACCATTCAGAAACTGATTGAGATCATAGATCCCAAAGTCTTTCATGAACTCTTCAGTAACAGTTGCCTCTGCAAGGATATTCTTCATCACACTGATGGTGCGAAGTTTGCTACCCTCTTTGAACAGAATCGACTGATTGATAGAAGAGAAGTTCTTCAGGACAGAAATAGTTTTATCAGAAAGTTTCATAGGGTTGCGGATTTTCAT